GGTTGAATTTTAAAAATCTCAAAGTTTTTATCATAAGATAAAGACTTACCTTGAACAGTATGGTTTTCACCTTCCACTTTAGCGTCTGTAGTAAAATGTAATCCATCTTTAGACACGTTGATAGTCATGTCTGACCAACACTTAAATGTTAAACTTTTTTTTTGCATTTCAACCATAGAATAACACGACGAAATGCTCATCTGATCGTGCTTATGGTCTTTCATAAATTCTTTTTTATGTCTGCCAGTATGACAAACTAATTCTACACCTTCAAAAATTTCAGGGTATAAAACTTCTAACTCAACAGGTTTTTTTATTTTTGACAAACCAAACATTATGCAGGTCTCATAAATTTAGAAATACAATACCGCCCATGACCATCTAATAATGATGTTCTTTTGACAGGCGTAACTCCATGCAATGTTCCAAAATTAAATATTACCATTCTGTTATTTTTAAATTCAACTTTATGATTTTTTTCGATCATAAAATCACCACCCTCAAAACCTTTTGGTTCTTTGCACAACCAAAGCAAAGCCGAAGTATTAAATATATCTACATGATCGCCGTATGTATCTTTATCATTATAATATAAAAATTGCATATGCTCTTCTGCGCCATGATCTTTTAACCATTCAAACGTCCAGTGAGAGTTAGCTATTTTGCTATTTAAATCTTTGTCTGTATGAAATTTCTGCAAAGTTTTAAAAGTTGGGCTTAACATTGGATTGACATAAATATCGTTAACAAAACAGGCATTAGTATCTTTTAAAGCATTTCCATCGCTATCGACTGCACCGCCTGTTTCATGCCGCCTCATTGCGGGTCTAACTATTGTGTCTAATTCATTAATAACAGTTTCGTACTCTTCTTGAGTTAAAAAATTATCAATAATTAAAAATGGCTTACCTACTTCAGTAAACTTTAACTTAAAATCAAAATCATTGTTGTTGTGTATCATTCTATGGTTTTTCTGGATAAACTACCTCATCAGGAAAATTTTCTTGATTTGTAATATCTCTTAATTGCTGTCTATAAGTTGTATAGGTAGAAGCATCGACAGGACTATCAGCTAATTGTGTCCAGTCTGTTTCTAAAAGCATACCATTTCTTATCATTCTAATTTGATGTGCTTTAAATTCTGGAGTGTTTCTTTCTGCTTCTTCTATCGCTAATTGCTCTGCATGTTTGTCTAAAATGATTTGATAATCATTTAACGACGTAAGCGGTACGTTAGGTCTATCGTCTCGATATTCTACTTCACCGCTACCATTTTCCCACTGTATAGCATTTATTTCAGGGTCTACTTCAGGGATGCTTACTCCATCAACAGCCTCTCCATCAACAAGTATAAATCCGTCATCTGCGACATATGTAAATTTATCAGGCATTACCAAAACCTCCTTGATCACTAATATGTTTAAAAGTTTGTGTGTTGTCTTGTTGAATTACTCTTGCGTCTTTATCCCTAACCAAAGAAACTACTTGATGTTGGGTTTTAACCATTTCGTTTCTAAATGTTTCTACAGCCGCACCTGTTTGCCTTTGTTGTTGGCTGTTTTCTACTAACAAAACTGGCAACCAAGCTACGGCACAAGCATAGTCATCGACCTCTTGACCAGTATTAGGGTTAACGCCTCTAACCTGAGAATACCAAGCGCATTTAAGTTCTATGCAATCTTTCTTAATAAGTGGGCAGTATTCACCATGTTTGTTTTTCATAACAATTAATCTTTTGCAGCAATAATTATATCCACATATTGCACAGTAATATCTACACTTCCAGAAAATGAGTGGTTGTGAGCTGACCCAGAAAAAGAGTGATTATGGCTTTGCCCTGAGAAACTGTGGTTGTGACTTTGCCCCGAAAAACTGTGATTGTGGCTTTGGCTGCTACCCGCAGAATATGACAAGTCTCTTCGTAGATAACCGTTAGCACCATAGTAACCAGTTTGCGATCTGTAACCACCGTTACCATTAACACCAAAATAACCTGTCATAGATTGGTGTTTGTGTGATGGCATCCTGCCTGTTGAAAGTGTGTGACTGTTTACAGTACCGCCAGCAGTTTTGTTTCCAATAGAACCTCCTGCGGTAGTATTACCGATAGAACCTCCCGCAGTAGTATTTCCTGTCGTTCCGCTTACACTTTTACTTGTAAAAGCAGATGTAAAAGCTACAGAACCACCTGAACTTGCTGTTCCTGAAACAACACGTAATGCTTTGTTGTTATGAGTTGTAGATTTAGTCCAACCAGTAGGAGCAGATGTTTGGTTAAAAAGCATTACTGTTCCAGAAGGAAAAGCTTCTACACCAGTTAAACCAGACCCATCGCCAGTAACCGCTGTTGCTGCTAACGTGCCTGTTACGGTTGCGCCTGTTGATGTAACCGCAACCTTAGTAACACCTTCATGCTGTAGAACATTAAAATCTGAATGGATAGCTGATATAAAAACTTTAGCGCCGCCACTTAAAGATATTGCGCTTCCACCACCGCTACTTTCGCTTGGCGTTCTGGTTAATGTTGTGCCGCTTGCTCCGTAAGTGCCTGTCCCTATTTCCCAACTTGTTCCATCCTCGATGACGTACTGTACTACATCACCGTCAACAACTCCTGCGTCTGCAAAAGTTTGCATACCAGTGTCGGCTGTCGTTAAAGTTACGGTTCCGCTACCAGTAGTGGCTGTATTCATCTTGGCTCTGTTAAAAAGTTTTGCCATGATGCGCTCCTACTAAGTTAGTGTTAAGATACCGTTTGTCCCAATATCTATTGTGAATGTGTCGCCATCATTCAATGTCAGTGATGATCCATAATCGTAATAACCTATAATTGGATCGGCAGGGGATGTTGGAGTATCGTTATAAATAATAACATATCTAAATGCTGCTACTGAGCCGCCTGAAGCTGTTAATACTAAATCATCAGCCGATAACTTATAAGTGCCGCTCGTTTGTGTGCTTGTAACATTTGCTAATGTTCTTGACGATAGGTTTGTGTAAGATATTTCTGTTACATTTGCTAAAACTCCGTTACCGTCGGCTGTTGCATCTGTCCCAGATGTGGGGTCTGTGTTACACAACGCAACCTTTAAAGTGTCGCTATCCATATCCATTGCGTTAGCTAGATTGACCACAAAGTCGTTAACTTTTGTAAAACTTGCCATTATCCAAAACTCCTAATTCTCATTCTGTGGCCCGATCCGCTAGACTTGGCCTGTTGGTCTTCCATGTTTGTACCACTTATTGCGTTTTGATACAACTCCGCCCACACTTTCGTACGAGCATCCTCACCTAGATATGGCGCACTATGAGTTAGAGATCCATATAGATAAATGTCTGGGTAGTAAGTTAAAACCCAGTTTGTCGTAATACTATCACTGAGAGCTTCTATTCTTTCGTAGTAAAGCATCTCTAACGTATAATCCTGATCTGGTGTTGGATAAACTTCAAACGCTCCATCGACTGATGCATAAAATCTTGGAGTGCCCGATGCATTACTTTCACTTCTTTTATCCATCAACTCAGCAAGAGTTATAAGTTCCATCCTAAATTCTGTAGTACCCGTCAGCATCAAACGTATACCCTCAATAAAGTCAGTAGGGAAAGCTGTATATCGAGTGTCTAAAAGTGCTGTTTTCCGAGCTTCCATTCTCCAGTGCCTAAGCCGCCTATTCATATCGGCTTCGGCTAAAGTTATAAAATCAGGAATAACTGAAGTAAGATCATCACGATTTAAAAAATCCGCTATGGAACTTTTCAACTCGGTATAATTTGTAATACTCATAACGTGCTTTCTCTTGTTCTAGTCCATGCATTATCGCTATCATTTAACCACTTGAATAATGCTTTAGGATCGTCAGCAATACCTTTGCGCTTTAGCTCATAGTATATTGGAAGTGGTATTGAGGCAACTTTATTAACATCTTTGTGTCTTTTATCAGTATTGTTTCTTAGCCTCTTATTTGCTTCTACAATCGGCTTAACGTCCATGACTGTCTCAACGACATACTCACCCTTATCAGTGACGTGCCAGTATTTCTTAACTCCCGTTATTGGATTGTAATCCCATAATCTTTTCATATCATGTAAGTCCTTGTTTTTAAAGGGCTATTCCCTGGGAATAGGGGCAACAGTTAAGCTGCCCCTAAAGATTTTATGATGTTGTAAGATCGAATATGCCTGCGTGTCCGGCTTCATTAGTAACTTGAAGTCCCATTTCGCCGATGACCATTTTTCTGGTTGCGTCACCAGTTTTAGCTAGATCAACAGTCTGGATAGGACGTAGAACTGCGATTTCTGCTAACTCTGGGTCTAGCAGAAAGGCATCCCTTTCTCTTTGGAAAAGGTTAACGACACAACTTAGACTTCCAAAATCTGACAGA